CAGCGGTGTTTACACTCTGTACAACTGCATCCGTGGGTTCAACGATACTACTGCAGCATCTCATTTGACCTCTGCGGTTATCTACAAAGTCAACACCCCGACCGTGACTGTTTGGCCGACTCCGAACGCTGGTGGTGGGTATCAACTTGTGTACTGGCGACTGCGTAGAACGCAGGATGCAGGTGATGGCAGTAACGTGATGGACGTGCCGTTCAGGTTTATTCCTTGTATGGCGGCTGGCCTTGCGTACTACATCGCTGGGAAGATTCCTTCGGGCTATGAGCGATTGCCTATGTTGAAGCAACAGTACGACGAAGCATGGGCGCTCGCGTCTGAAGAAGATCGTGAGAAGGCTGCAGTTCGGTTCGTGCCCCGTCAACAGTTCATTGGCAGTGGTCCGTAATGGGCAATAGGTTTGCCTCTGGTAAGAATGCGATCGCTGAATGCGATCGTTGCGGGCAGCGTTACAAATTAAAGATCCTTCGTCGAGAGATCATCAAGACTAAGAACTATGACTTGATGGTTTGTCCTGAGTGCTGGGACCCTGATCATCCGCAGTTGCAGTTAGGTATGTATCCTGTGGATGACCCCCAAGGGCTTAGGAACCCAAGGCCGGATAAGAGCTACGTTATTTCTGGTGTTCTATCCGATGGTTATTTGGGTGAAGGTAGTCGTATTTTTCAGTGGGGTTGGAATCCGGTCGGTGGTTCTCGTGCGAACGATGACGGGTTGACACCGAATAACTTGGCTCTGTCGATACAACTTGGTACAGTTACAGTCGTAACTACTTAAGGAATTCATCATGGATGCTAAAAAAGCTGTCCACAAGCACGAACGGGCCATGCACCCCGGTAAACCCCTTACTAAACTGGCTAAGGGTGGTAAGACTAACGAGCAGATGCGTAAGCTTGGACGTAACTTGGCGAAGGTTGCCAACCAAAAAGTCTCGTCTTTCAAGTACAAATCTTCGCGTGGGGGTTGAGATGGCTAAGTTCAGCATGAAGCAAGGCGGCAAAGAGGTCGGCCCCGCGTCGGTCTATGCGCCCCCGCATACCATGACGGGTAGCTCAAAAGTCAAGTTGGGTAACGGCTACGACGCTGAGCCCACCAAAGCCGACAGCGTTAATATGTCTGTGTACGGTGTGGACCGTCATGGCTATAGCCCGGAAGCAAAAACCACTGGCATCAAGATGCGTGGCACGGGTGCGGCGACTAAGGGTGTTATGTCCAGAGGGCCGATGGCGTGAATTATTCTGAGTTGGTAAATGCAATTCAGTCTTATACTGAGAACCAGTTTCCGGCGACTTTTCTTGCTGATGGTTCTTCGGTATCGAGTACTAGCCAGATCAATCGAATCATTGAGCAGGCTGAGCAGCGCATTTACAACTCGGTACAGTTCCCTTCGCTGAGGAAAAATCAGACAGGTATCGTATCTACCTCTACGCCCTACCTTTCGGCCCCCTCGGATTTTCTGTCGTCTTATTCGTTTGCTGTTATCGACTCTACGGGTCGGTACAACTACATGCTCAACAAGGATGTGAACTTCATCCGCGAAGCTTATCCCAGCCCTTCAACTACAGGCTTGCCTAGGTTTTACGCCCTATTCGGCCCAACCGTAACGGGCGGTGTTATTACTAATGAACTCTCGTTCATACTAGGCCCCAAGCCGGATACGACCTATACGGTAGAGCTGCACTATTATTACTATCCCCAGTCAATCACAACTGCGGGTACTACTTGGCTTGGTGACAACTTCGATACGGTGCTGTTGTACGGGTGCCTTATTGAGGCATATACCTACATGAAGGGGGCGCAAGACATAGTCACCCTTTATGACACCAAGTACAAAGAAGCGCTGGCTCTGGCTAAACGTCTTGGCGACGGTATGGAGCGTCAGGATGCTTATCGGTCTGGGCAGTATAGACAGGCGGTGACCTGATGGCTTTTACCGGCAATTACACCTGTGACGTGTTCAAAACGGGCTTGTTGACTGGCTCGTTTAATTTTACTGGGGGGTCATTTTATATGGCTCTCTATACGAACGACGCCACACTCAACGCAAGTACGACTGCGTACACGACTATTGGTGAAGCTTCGGGTGGGTCATATAGTGCTCCCGGTCAACTCCTTGCTAACGCTTCTGTTGCGATAAACAACAACATCGCTTACTTGACCTTCGACAACCCAAGCTGGACCGGGTCAATCACCGCTCGTGGGGCGCTGATCTACAAAGCCGGTGACAACGGTGCTGTATGTGTTTTAGACTTTGGTGCAGACAAAACTTCCACTAATTCTTTTGTGGTTCAGTTCCCAGCGGCAACCAGCACATCTGCGATCATTAGGCTTTCATGAACATACTTATTGCTACCCCGATGTACGGTGGTATGTGTACGGGCGAGTACACACGGTCAATGCTTAATGTGTCGTCTGTTTTAGGTGCTGCAAACATCAAGCACTCTGCTGCTTTTGTGTACAACGATAGCCTGATTACAAGTGCTCGGAACAAGCTGGCGACGCTGTTCTTAAAGACGGACTCCACTCACCTGCTTTTTATTGACGCCGATGTTGCCTTTGAAGCTAAAGACATCGTTAGTATGGTTGTAGCTAACAAGCCCGTCATTGCCGGTATATACCCCAAAAAGCGTTTGAACTGGGCTCGGGTTGAGATGGCCGTTAAAGCGGGTGTCCCTGCTGATCAGTTAGAACATCACACGGGTGATTTGGTCATTCGGCTTACCGACGATGAGATGGAGCGTGAAGTCAAAGTCACTGACCCCGTCGAAGTTTGGGGGGCGGGTACTGGTTTTATGTTGATCCAACGATCGGTGTTTGAGTCGCTTTACGACAAGGTTGACCACTATCAAGACGAAGATGGCTCGCCGTTGCACGAGTATTTTTTCCTGAAGAAAGACCCAAAACTAAACAAGCAGCTGACCGAAGACTACGCGTTTTGTCAGTTGTGCCGCGAAAACGGGATTAAAGTTTATGCTGCCCCGTGGGTTCGTTTGAGTCACACTGGGACGTATACTTTTACTGGTTCTGTTATCCCTACAACGGTTTAAGGAGAAGTTATGGGAATGATCATGACTACGAAGGGCGAGATGGATGAGTCTCAGCTTGAAAAGAAAACGGGAAGTGTCGATAATGACCACGAATACACGGCTTGGGTCGAGTATTGGTTGGATGGCGAGCTTGTTCACCGTTCGGTGCATGTTCAGTTGAAGAAACCCCCCACTTTTGCTGGTGCCGAAACGGCATCGTTCGGTTAATGAAAGGAAGCTGCAATGGCTAACACACAGTCTATGTGTACGTCGTTCATGAGTGAACTTCTTACGGCCACTCATAACTTCGGCACCGCGCCAACTCGTGGCGCTAGTACAGCTGACACCTTCAAAGCGGCTTTGTACTTGGCAACCGCGACGGTCAACGCTTCAACCACCGCTTACTCGGTTACGAACGAAGTGTCGGGCGCCGGTTATACCGCTGGTGGGGTTGCTGTGACGAATGCTACGGCGCCCACATCTACCAATGCGTCCGCAACGGCGGGCGTAGCGTACTGGACCCCTTCTGCTTCTATTACCTACAGCAGTGTGACCCTGTCGACCGCTTTTGATTCCGTGCTGATCTATAACAACACGCAGTCAAACAAGGCGGTGAGTGTTCACACGTTTGGTTCGCAGACGGTGACCTCCGGTACCTTCACTTTGACGATGCCGTCGAACACAACGACTGCTGCTCTGTTGCGTTTGGCTACAACCTAACGGGGCGCGGGGTAAACCCCCGTGTAGTCGTCCATGTTCAGTGACGCCCCGTTTTCAGCTGCGCCTTTTAGCTCACAGGCGCAAGCTAACGCCATTACCGTTGCGTTGTCTGGCGTTTTTGCTTCCGGCGCGGTCGGTACTGTTGCTGCTTCTTTGTCTGTTGCCGAGACAGGCAACGCTGCCTCTGGAGCCGTAGGCTCTGTCACGACCTCTCGTACCGTAGCCCTTAGCGGTGTTTCAGCCAGCGGGGTTGTAGGTTCAGTTGCTGATTCTTTGTCTGTTGCCGAGACAGGCAATGCTGCCTCTGGAGCCGTAGGCTCTGTTGCTGCTTCTTTGTCGGTTGCAGAGACAGGCAATTCAGCCTCTGGGGCCGTAGGCTCTGTTACTACCTCCCGTACTGTAATCCTTAGTGGTGTTTCAGCCAGTGGGGCGGTCGGTTCTGTCGCAACTTCTAGAAGTGTTGCTATCAGCGGAGTTTCATCCTCCGGTTCAGTAGGCTCTGTCACAGCGTCTTCGTCTTCTGCAGAGAACAGTACAACTGCCGTTGGTTCGGTGGGCTCTGTTGGATCAACCACTACGGTTGCGCTTAGCGGCGTTTCTGCTACTGGGGATGTTGGTACAGTAGGCGTTACTATTGTCCAACTAGCTGAGTTAACGACTGTTTTAGCTTCTGGAGCCGTAGGCTCTGTTACAACTTCTCGTACTGTTGCTATCAGCGGTGTCTCTGCTTTTGGAGCCGTGGGTTCAGTTACCTACGCGCAAGCGTTAAGCGGGGTTTCGGCTTCTGGAACTGTAGGTTCCGTTGCGGCTTCTCTTTCGGTTACGGAAACGGGCAACTCTGCTTCCGGTTCCGTTGGTTCCGTCACAACTTCTCGCACCGTTGCGCTGAGTGGGGTAGCTGCTGCGGGATCTGCCGGGGATGTTGGGTTTGCTCGGCCCATAACGGGTGTCTCTGCAGCTGGTGCTGTTGATTCTCTTACCGCTTCTAACGCTGTCGCTCTTAGCGGAGTTTCATCCTCTGGAGCCGTAGGCTCTGTTACTACCTCTCGCACTGTTGCTCTTAGCGGAGTTTCTGCTTCTGGGTTGACTGGATCTGCCACAGCTTCTAACACCGTTGGCTTGAGTGGAGTTTCCGCATCAGGAGTCGTCGGTGATGTAGTGAAAAACATCCCCCCGCAAGATGGTGTCGTTGCCACAGGTCAAGTTGGTAATGTCGGTTTGACCACTACGGTTGCTCTTTCTGGTGTCGCAGCTTCAGGTGACGTTGGTACTGTTGCTGGGGGTCATCTTGTTTCCGGTGTAGAGGCAACCGGTGCGGTTGGTAATGTAGGTAAGTCGGTTACGGTTGCGTTATCCGGGGTATCCGCTTCGGGTCAAATTGGTACCGTTAGTGGCAGTAATGCTGTCGCACTTACCGGTGTTTCCGCAGTGGGTGAGACTGGGTCTCTAACTCCAGAGTTTGTTTTTTCAGTAGCTTTAACCGGTGTTCAGGCAACGGGCCAAACGGGTTCCTTTGGTATTGAGCACACTCGCGCCATCATTGGGAACATCATCAATGGTGAGGTTGGCACTGCGCCGCCTCTTTGGAGCCTGATTGATGACAGCCAAGACGGTAACTGGCAGAATGTGAACACTGACTTGCCCGGATCATGGAATGTTATCGGTACAGTGCCTTTGCTTGTCGTTGCCTCGTTTGCGTCTACTCCGTTCGCATCTACACCATATTCAGCTGGGCTAACTACCGTGACAGAAACAACGTCACCTGACTGGCAGCTCATTGAAACTTGAGGTTACATCATGGCACTTGTCGTAAAAGATAGAGTCAAAGAAACCACGACCACGACCGGTACTGGTACATATACCCTTGCTGGGGCTTCAACGGGGTTCCAGTCGTTTTCGGTCATTGGAAACGGCAACACAACCTATTACACCGTCACGGATAATACTAATTGGGAAGTCGGCATCGGGACTTACACGTCATCTGGTACGACTCTCAGCCGAGACACGATCCTTGCGTCATCCAACGCAGGCGGTGCTGTCAACTGGAGCGTTGGTTCTAAGGACGTATTCGTAACTTATCCCGCTGAACGTGCTGTTGCTACAGACTTTTCTCAAACATTAAGCAACAAGACCATCACCAATCTGATCTTTGATGGTGATTACACGGAAGAGGTTTTTACCATTACAGATGGCGCGTCCGTAGATCTTGACCCATCAAATGGTACAGTCCAATTATGGACGTTGGGGGCAAGTAGATCACCTACAGCCACGGGGTTTGCAGCCGGTCAATCAATGACGCTTATGGTCAATGATGGTTCGGCCTATACTATTACGTGGCCTTCAGTCACTTGGGTGGGAGGATCTGCGCCTGCGCTGGCTACCTCCGGGTACACCGTGATTGAACTGTGGAAGGTAAGCACGACGTTATACGGGGCATTGGTTGGGAGCGTAGCATAATGCTGTTACCTCATGCTTTGCGAGCGGTCAATAAAGTTACTCCACCTGTGTATGTCGGCGGCGTAACCCAAGGATTTTTGGGTGCTACGGTTCTTGCAGGTTATACAGTTTCTCTGACATCTCTAACCGGAGGGATTGCATCTCAGCCAGCAGAAGGCGATGTTATTGTTGTAGTGTTTTCAACGGGCAGTATTAACAATCGAAGAATCCGGATGCTTACGTCTGGATATTTACTTGTTGGCACCAAGTCTTATGTCAACGATACCTATGACAATAACTTGCTCGTAGCGGTAAAAGTTGCTGGGGCAAGTGAAACCTCGGTTAACACGACGGCATCGGGTTCTGGAAACGATTCAGCAGCGATTGCTGTGCAGGTTTGGCGGGATGTTGATAAAGACATTATTGTTGAAGAGCTTGCCCAAGCCTCTGGAACCGATACGGCTCTAATCAATCCACCGTCTATTACGCCCATAACTCAGAAAGCCGTGGTATTGGCTGGGGGTGGCAGTGGACACATCACGAGCCTGACATACAACACGCCGTCAGAGTTAAGCAACTTTATTCAAACGAATGGCTTGGATGATACATACGATACTACGGTCGCTGTGGGAAGCGTAAGCTGGAACTCAGGTGCTGTGGATGTTGGTGCATTCTCTTTAAGCTCAGGAACCGATTCAACTAGCTACAGTTACAACTCATTTGCATTTGCTCTCAAGCCCGGACCTACACAGTCGTCAAATTACCCAACTATTGTGGATGCCACGAGCGCAGCAGGTACAAATTCCACAGCAACAGTCACAAAGCCCACGGGGACGGCCAGCGGTGACCTAATTGTCATCATCGTGGTGGTCGCTCAGAATAGTCCGCTTGTGTTTACAGGGCCGAGTGGATTCTCAACGGCTGACACCTATGACGGCACCGCCTTGGTAAAGTACGTGTATACCAAGGTGGCTGGAGGCAGCGAGCCTGCGGATTACAGCGTGTCGTGGACGAAATCCGGATCTCCGGTCAGCCAAGCGTTTTCAATCGCTTGCATTACGTTAAGAGATGCTACAACGACGGGTGCTGTATACGGAACAAACACAGAAGCTACGACTGCGGACCCATCGGCATCGGGATTAACGTTAAGCTCGCGGGGAGTGCTTATGGCTGTGTACGCATCATCGGCTGCTTCAACAGCTGTTGCCCAGTTTTATAGCCCTTCGATGTGTACGCTAACAGAAAGCATTGAGACTCCGAGCGCAATTTTTTTGTACACACGCAAGCAAATGGCGGTTAACACAACGGCTCTAAGTCTTTCGACGCTAACCAACACCACTTATGTGTCTCAACAACTTTTTTTCCCGAGGTCTTAGATGGCATATATTTTGATTAAGAACGGATCGCTGCTTTGTCCGTTTGAAATACACATGTTACGAGACCATTATCCAAACACAAGTTTTCCGGACGATCTGTCACGGGTCAATCTTCCAGAGTTTGGTGTGTTTCCTTTGACCATTAACCCACAGCCCTCGTATGACCCAATGGTTCAGAGTGTTGCGCTTGGTGTTCCAGTTCAACAAAACGATAAATGGGTACGTGAGTGGGTGGTTGAGCCTAAGCCAGTAGATGTGGCTGCTCGAAACATTCGTGAAAAACGCAATGACTTATTAAGTGCAAGCGACTGGACGCAGCTATCTGACGCATCGGTTGATAAAACAAGTTGGGCGCAATACCGGCAAGCCTTGCGTGATCTACCGGGCCAATCTGGATTTCCTTACTTGATTAACTGGCCGGTTTCCCCATAAAATTTGGAGGGTGCTTGGCGAATGGTACGGACAAAGACGCATACGAAGCCTTTATGCAGTCGCAGATCGATCAGCAGATTCATCCGCCTTATATCACCCCGGAACTTCCTTGGGCAAACGCATGAAAGAAATCACTCTAACTCTGACCGTAGACGAGTTGAACGTGGTGCTAGCGGGTCTCGGTAAACTTCCTCTTGAGGTAGTGCTGAACGTCTTTGGTAAGATCAAGGCGCAAGCAGAGCCTCAAGTAAATAGTGCACCGCCCGCCGAGTCTATCAATTAACGACAGAGGTCATCATGGCAAGCACCGCTTCTCAAATCCTTCGCCTTGAGCTTATCGGCACTGGTGATCAAGCTGGTACGTGGGGTACAACGACAAACACCAACCTCGGTACTTTACTTGAGGGTTCGATAGCGGGGCTAGCCTCAGTCTCTGTTACCTCGGCTAATCAAGCTCTGGTTGCTACCGACTATGCCGCAGATCAGGCGCGGATGGCGATCCTTACGCTGACAACTACCACTAGTGCCAACTTCAGCATCTACGCCCCTCCGGTATCCAAGACCTACGTTGTCTACAACAACTCGGCGTATGACGCGACGATCTATAACTCTACGGTGCTGGGCAATACGACAGCTGCGGGTACGGGCATCACGATCCCTGCCGGTAAGATCCTCTCCGTCTGGTCAAACGGTACTAACTTCTACAAGCAGTCCAACTTGCTTGTTAGCTTGACCACCGACGTCACTGGTACTCTCCCAATCGCCAACGGTGGTACGGGACAAACCACAGCGCAGGCTGCACTAAATACTCTCGCTGCTTCTACTTCTTCGGGTCAGTACCTTCGTGGTAACGGTTCGAACGTAGTGATGAGCGCCATTCAAGCCGGGGATGTGCCGACCCTGAACCAGAACACGACGGGTTCGGCGGGATCAGTTGCAAACGCGGTGACGTTTAATTCTTCTGGTGGTGCTGCTGCAGGTACTACTTTCAATGGCTCTGCAGCTAGGACAGTTGACTACAGCACGGTGGGTGCGCCGAGTACGTCGGGTACCGGGGCAAGTGGAACGTGGGGTATCAGCATCAGCGGTAATGCTGCTACGGCATCGAGCGCTACTACTGCAACAAATGTTACTAACGTAACCACGAACCAAGTATTGACCGCAATTGCTGCCGGGTCTGCCGGAGCCGTTGGGACTTATGCATTTCTTGGGACCGGACAAGGCGGGCCAGACGGAGGGTCAAATTATACGGCCCGTAACTTTGGAGACACGATTGCCGGGTCGGTATTGCGCCCGACTGGAACATGGAAAGGATCATCAGCCGGAACCAATGATGCTCCAGACAGTAGCAATGGCGATGCATGGATTGGGTCACAGGACTCTGCGCGATCTGGGACATGGATGTGCATGGGCTACATTCGAGGGGCATCAGGCTGGGAAACGACCCTGTGGCTGAGAATTTCGTAAGGAATAAAAATGCAGCTTGAATATGCAAAAGACCCAAAATGGTCAAATCCGCAACATACCGCCATTGATTTGATTGTAAAGTTTGACGCAATCAATCGAGAGTTGCCGTTTACTGCCGATCCGAATGATGTTGAAGAGCACGGGCGACAGATTTATGCAAACTGCATCGCAGGGCAATATGGCAGCATTGCAGAATATATTCCTCCCGTTCCAGTTCCTCCGACTGCTCAAGAAAATAAAGTGGCTGCTATAGAAGCCTTGCAGCAGACAGATTGGGTTAATCAACCAGATGTTACTAATTTGGCTATTAATCCACATCTGATCAATCATGCTGCGTTTATATCGTATAGGGCAGCGCTTAGAGCCATAGCCGTAAATCCACAGCCCGGCAATTTGAGCTGGCCTGTGAAGCCCGATGAGCAGTGGAGTGCAGGTTAATTTTATTCAGGTGAACCATGCCACTTCAGAAACTATCTTTTCGACCGGGCGTTAACAAGGAAAGCACGACCCTTGCTAATGAGGGTGGGTGGTTTGCCTGTGACAAGGTTAGATTTCGCTCAGGTTACCCAGAGAAGATAGGTGGATGGACGCTTGATACAGGTCTTACCGCTAGTACTAACATCCCGCCGAGTGGGTCGTTCTGGGGTGTGTGCCGTTCTTTGTGGAACTGGGCGACGTTGGCGGGGAACAATCTGCTCGGTCTCGGTACCAACCTAAAGTTCTACATCCAGCAGTCTTCGGGCGGTTCGTTTTACGACGTGACTCCCTTGCGTCGAATTGGGGGGACCGTCACTCCTACGGTAGCCAACTGCTTCACTGCTGCATATAGCACTTTGAGTTCAGGCATCAATGCCACTGATACGTCTCTTACTGTCGCCTCCGGTACTAACTTCCCAAACTCGGGTGTTGTTCAGATCGACTCTGAGATCATTGCTTACTCGGGTAAGTCGACAAACATCCTTACGGGCCTTACCCGTGGGTACAACGGTACCACTGCTGCCTCTCATCTGTCTGCTGCTGGTGTGGGCTCCTATCTTCTTCGGGTTACCCATGCGGGTCATGGTGCCCAAGCTAACGACTTTGTGACGTTTGCCTCTGCCGTATCGCTTGGCGGCAACATGACTGCTACGGTGCTCAACCAAGAGTTCCAAATCATCGCAGTTGAGTCGAGTAGTGTGTACACAATATTGGCGCAAGCCTACGCTACGCTCAATGGGAACATTGGGTCCTCTAATACTTCCATGACCTTAGCACCCATACCTCCCGCTGTAACTATAGACTTTCCTTCTACTGGCGGTGTACTGAAGATCGGTGCTGAGCAGGTCTACTTTGCGGGCGTAAGTGGTAACACCCTGACTGGTCTTGTGCGCGGCTTCAACAGCACGACGGCAGCGGCGCATAACTCAGGCGTAGTTGTATACGCTCCGGTACAAGCAACTTCTGCTGACACTGGCGATGGTGGAGCTTCTACGACTGCCCAGTACCAAATCAGTACCGGTAACGCTACGTACTCGACGGCAACAGGCTGGGGTGCGGGTGGTTGGGGCGGTGTAACGACCGGCTTCACAAGTACCGGTTGGGGTCGGTCTGCTGCTGTGGGTGTGGGCGTAGACATTCGTTTGTGGAGTCAGGACAACTACGGGCAAGACTTGATCATTAACGCTCGGGGTGGTCCGCTTTATTATTGGGCAGTGAACAGCTCGCCATCTACATATGATCGGGCACAATTAATTTTTGCTTCAGGTACCGTCAGTATTCGTGGGTCTAGTGTTACGTGCGATGCTACGACCCCCAGCCTAGTCAACTTCATGGCGATCTCGGATGCGTCACGGTTTGTGATTTGTTTTGGTACGAACGATCCGACAGGTGTGTACGCCACGACTGCCTTGGACCCCATGCAGATACGGTGGTCTGATCAGGAAGCTTTCAATACTTGGACCCCTGCTATTACTAACCAAGCCGGTGGGTTTAGGTTGAGTCATGGTTCTGAGATCATTACTGCAATGCAGACGCGTCAGGAGATACTAGTCTTTACTGATTCTGCTTTGTACTCGATGCAGTTTGTTGGGGCTCCGTATGTTTGGAGCCTTCAGATTCTGGCGGACAACATCTCAGTGATCGGCCAAAACGCGGTGGCTACGGCGAACAACATTACTTATTGGATGGGCACTGATAAGTTTTACATGTACACCGGTAGGGTGGATACGCTGCCATGTTCGTTGCGGCAGTATGTGTTTTCAGACATCAATCTGACTGAGTCGTCTCAAGTTATGGCTGGTACCAACGAGGGCTATAACGAGATCTGGTGGTTCTACTGTTCAGCCAACTCAAACACTATCGACAGGTACGTCATCTACAATCATCTTGAGCGTACTTGGTACTACGGTACGATGTCTCGTACCGCTTGGTTAGATAGTTCACTGCGTGACTTTCCAATGGCGACAGGCTATAACGGCCAGCTCATTTACCATGAGAATGGGGTCGATGACGGTACTACTAATCCTCCTTCCCCGATCACTGCGTACGTGCAGTCCTCTGACTTTGACATTGGTGACGGCCATAACTATGGGTTTGTGTGGAGGATGATCCCCGACCTTACGTTTAACGGGTCGTTTGCAAACACTCCGTCTGCGACGATGTCACTTCTGCCAAGGGTGAACCCCGGTTCGAACTACAGCACTACAAACTCTCCGTCGGTTACAAGCACTCAGAACTACACCTCGCAGCGCTCTTATGAGGTTCAGCAATTCACTCAGTTGATCTACACTCGTGTGAGGGGTAGGCAGATGTCGTTCAAGGTGCAGTCCACCGGACTAGGTGTTCAGTGGCAGCTCGGTGTGCCCCGTATAGATTCTCGCCCAGACGGTGAGCGTTAATGGCTACGTCAAAAAATATTACCCGGCTTGTTACGCCTGTAGCTCCCCGGCTACTGGGCGCTCCGGTTGAGTACGAACCCAGATATTTTGAGCAGTATTCCAACGCCCTGCGTCTGTACTTCAACGGGGTTGATACGACATTTTCTGCGCTTCTTGGGTCACCTAAAACGGGTACCGTATTGCATCCGGGGGGTTCGTACCTTAACTTCCCTTATGCTGCAGTGCAACGAACTACCGATAAAACCTTCACCGTTAACACTGCTACGTTAATCACATTTGATGAGACTGACTTCCTCAACGATTGCCGTAATGACACGACTAACGGTCTGTACGTAAACAACGCTGGCATCTACAACTATCAGTTTAGTGTGCAGTGGAGAAATACAGACTCACAGGATCACGACGCGTGGATCTGGTTGCGGCAGAACGGTGCTGATATAGCTGGTACTGGTAGTCAAGTCACTGTCCCTTCTAAGCATGGGTCTGTTGATGGGCACTTGATCGTAGCGGCTAACTTTTTTGTGCAGTTGGACGCTGACGATTACGTCGAGATGTGGGCTGCTGTGGACAATATCGCGGTGTCAATGGAGCAGTATCCCGCGCAGACCACCCCCTTCCCAAGACCTGCTATCCCGTCTGCAGTTGCTACACTATCGTTTGTTTCCTCCATACCTGCTTAAGGAACGGTCATGACCTTCCACAACACCGCCAGCCAACTAGCCGCCCGAGGCAGAAACGGAGACTCCGTCCTTGTCCACATGTCAGGGGGAGAGCTCAAAAGTCTTCAGGATCTTGCGCTGGCTGCGGGCGGGTCGTTAACGATCAACCCAGATACGGGATTGCCGGAGGCAAGCTTCCTTAAAAAACTTCTGCCGACGATCCTCGGTGCGGGGCTATCTCTGATTCCGGGTGTCGGCCCTCTCATGGCTGCTGGGATTGTGGGTGGTGGTACGGCTCTGGCTACGGGCGATCTCAGTAAAGGTCTGATGGCGGGTCTGGGCGCGTACGGTGGTGCAGGGTTGGCGGGTGGTCTGGCGGGTGCTGGGACGGCAGCTGCAGCTCAAGGGGCTGGGACTGCTGCTTCTTCGGCGGGTCTTTCTGCTGCTGACGCTGCCCTATCTGCTGCTGATCCTACCTTTGCTACCCTTGCAGCTAAAGACGCTGCGTTGGCCTCCCCGCTTTCCACTATGGGTCAAGGCCTTACTTCTATAGGCGCCTCCGGTGCCGCAGGTGAAGCTGCTCGTCAAGGGTTTATGAGTGGTGTCGGTGGGCTCGGTGGGTTGGCTAAATACGGATTGGCTGCAACATCTCCTTTCCTTGCCGGTGCTGGCGAGACTAAACAGCCCGAAATTAAGCCGACCCCAACCATGAATCGGTTGCGATATGAAGCTCAGCCTGTTACGCCTACCCCCACCCCTGATGTGCCGGGGTACGATGATCTTGGCAGGGATTTCGGTCGGCAACGTGCTTACTTTGATGGTCGCTATGTAGACACCGGCCGTAAGTTTGTACCGGGGGACTTTGGCACGGTTACTCCTATGCCGACTATGGCTAACGGAGGGATGTCCAGTTTTGATGGTATCGGCGGTAACGAGACTTATCCGCTTTCAAACATTCCGCAAGCTCAATATAAGCCCAGTATCCAAGACCCTCAGCAGGCCAACGTGCTGCGTAATACTCCGGTTGCTGAAGTAGATCCTTACACTGGAGAAGAGCGGTTTGCCTCTGGTGGTCTTTCTCACCTTGGGGGATACTCGGACGGCGGACGTATGTTGCGTGGGCCCGGAGATGGTGTGTCTGACTCTATCCCTGCGACAATCGGCGATAAACAGCCTGCTCGTTTGGCCGACGGAGAGTTCGTAGTACCTGCCCGCATCGTCTCTGAGATTGGTAACGGGTCGTCTGAAGCTGGCGCTCGTAAGCTCTACGCCATGATGGACAGGGTGCAGAACGCCCGTAAAAAGTCTGTCGGTAAGGGTAAAGTGGCAGTCGACTCTAAAGCTGAAAGGCATCTGCCTGCATGAATGCCCAAGGCAAACTTGAATGGTTTGGCGGTAACCAAGATGCCCTGAATATGTTCAGGGCGTTTGTATTTTTGTTGCACACTTGGGATGACTTGGTAGACAAAGATCAGGCAGTCCCTGAAGTAGACGTAAATAATGCGTTTTTAACTGCACTTGTCTACTTGCCCGCAAACCCCTTTTATCGTGCCATACAAGATGCCATACTCCCTATGTGGATGGTTGTGGTGTCTTCTTATGAAACCGCTAACAAGTTTGAACGAGACAAAGACCCGCACGGTATTGAGATAGCGCATGGGTTGCGCTACGCAGCTGGGAACATCATGGCTTATGCGGTTCACGTTTGTGTTGGCCCTGAGAAAGCTAGAGAGTATCTTCCAGAGATGTGGAAGACTGTATTTCATGAGCGGTTCGATGCGTACCGCAAGGAGCACTTAGATGCTGATCCGAAATAAATTCAACGGGTACTCCACCGACGGCGTTCGTACTTATTATTTTGGTAGTGGTGGAGGTGGAGAGAGTAATCCTAGCCAAACCCAAACTCAGATTGCAGAACTCCCTGAGTGGGCGCGGGGGTACGCTCAGCAAACACTTGCTCAAGGCGAAGCTCTGGCCCAAAAGCCTTATGCTCGGTACACAGAACCTAGGTTTGCTGGGTTTTCTCCGCTTCAACTTCAAACGCAACAACGAATCGCAGGTATGGGTCCCGCCGGTCAGATCGGCGAAGCTTCAGATATCGCTAGTCTTGCAGGTGCTAAGGCTTTCCAAGCGGGTCAGTATGATCCGGGGCAGTTTTCTGGTGGTATGTTTACTCCCGGTGCTGCGGGGTTCTACATGTCCCCGTTCATGGAGCAAGCGATGGCTCCTCAGCTTCGGGAAGCCCAGCGAACATCTGACATTCTAGGTACGCAGCAGGCGGGTCAAGCGGTTCAGGCCGGTGCGTTTGGTGGTTCCCGTGCTGGTCTTCTTGAAGCTGAGAGGCAGCGAAATCTTGGTACTCAGTTAGGTGACATTCGCGCCCGTGGGTATCAGACTGCGTACGAACAAGCTGCTCAACAGTTCAATCAAGACATGCAGCGTCGGATGCAAGCCCAGCAATTGGGTGAACAGTCTCGGCAGTTTGGTGCAGGGCTTGGGATTCAGGGTCTTGGTACAGCTCTACAAGCCGCAAGCCAGTTGGGTCAGCTGGGTCAGCTTGGGTTTGGGCAGCAAAAAGACATCCTCGGTATGCAGAAGGAAGCCGGTGCCGAGCAGCAAGCGCTTCGCCAAAAAGGACTTGAGCAGTCTTATCAAGACTTTCTTGCTGAACAAAACTATCCGTACAAACAACTTGGTTTCATGTCTGATTTGATCCGAGGGCTACCCCTTGGGCAGCAGTCATCCCGGCAGATTTATGAAGCAGGTCCCACTCCTTTGCAGACTATTGGGTCCATCGGGGCAGGGCTGTACGGCGCGAAGCAGTTGGGGATGTTTGGTAGTAAAGAAGGCGGCGTTGTCAGCTCGATGGCCGAGGGTGGCTCGGTTACTGACGAACGGTTTGTGGCCGGTGCGCTTGAAAAACTCTCAGATCAACAGCTTGCTCAAGCCGAGCAGGTTGCTATGGCTAGGGGTGACAGACAGCGGCTTGCGATGATCGCTGAAGAAAAAGCTATCCGGGCCTCCGAGCGCCGTGGGCTGGCTGGTGCGTTCAATCAGATCCCGCAAGACCAACAGGAGCGGATGGCTCGTGGTGGAATCGTGGCTTTTGATGACGGCGGGGATGTGGATGAGTCGGCAGAACCGGTAGCTGCCCCTATGCCCGCTTTGCTTTCTCGTTACTACGGACAGCAGATTGAAGGTTTGCAGGCCCCTGAAGCCCGTACACCTGAGCAACTGCAAGAGCGGATAAAGTCCCTGTCTGATCTTTACGGCCCCGGCATCACTAAGCAGTACATGGACAAACTCGAAGCGGATCGTGCTGCGCTTGCGGGTCGGCGTGAAGAGAACAAAGGGCTGATCGCTCTTGCTGCTGCTCAAGCACTGTCCAGAGGCTCGGGGTTGCGTCAGGGTCTGGGCAACATGTTTGGTGCTATCGGTACCGAAGCGGGTCGGCTTAGTAAAGACGTAAGAGACTCAGAGCAGTTGATTAGACGCTCCGAGATGGAGCTCGCTCGGGCGGAGCAGGCTCGTAAAGATGGACTTAACGACAAAGCCACACAGTTGGAACGTCAAGCGTACACCGACGCAGTTGCTGCTCATAACACCAAGCAGACTGCGCTCTACCGTCAACAACAGCTTGAGCAGGCTAAGGAGCTTGCTGCGGCTCGGGAACGAAAAGACTTGCTGCTTGAGGAAGAGAGAAGCAGACGGGCTGAAGCCACCGCTAAGACTGCGCACGAGAGGGCTGTGGAAGTTGCTAGGATTCAAGCGGAGAGGGATAGGACTACTACCGCTGATAGAGAAATAGATGTGCTCCAAGCCGACATTAAAGCTAGAAACTCAGAACTTTCGGATTCAGCTGCAAGGGCACAGGCGATTCGTGAGCGTCTAAGTATGATGGGTCGGGTTCCGGGTGATGTTCGAGCGGAACAGGTTGCTGACCAACTTAGAGCCGGGATCGAAAAAGACATCAATGCCCAAACCAGCCTTCTTAAAACCCGGCTAAGTACTACTAAAGATCCAAAAGTAAAAGCCGAATTACAAGCTGAAATCAATGCGATCGAAGAGAGAGAGCGCCGCAAGTTCCCGTCGCTGTATCCTAGCGGAGCTGCTCCGACTTCTGCTCCGGCTCCTAGTTCCGGTGCGCTACCAGTGCCTTCTAAAAGAGAAGATCTTAAGCAAGGACAAATTTATAGCACCGCTAGAGGGCCAGCTACTTGGGATGGAGAAAAATTTAACCCAGTATCTACTAGGTAAAGGTTAGCGATGAGCACTTCCTTTACTTTTGAAGAAGCCCTGCAGCCAGCACAAGCCCCCAAAGAAACTTCTTTTAGTTATGAAGAAGCTTTGCAGTCGGCGCAACCAACCTCCTTTACCTTTGAAGACGCTTTAGACGCCCAACAAAAACAAGAAGCCGCTCAGCAAGGTGTGTTGCGCTCTGCTGCAGACGTACCCCTAAAAGCTGCGGGTGCGTTTACAGGGGTTGTTCGAGCGGTTGCCGATATGTTTGGTGCGGACAATCCTGTATCCAAGCAGCTACGGGGGGCCGAAGACTGGATCGAGCAGTTCTATAGCGCTCAGTCTAAACAGGACTCTAAAGAGATTGCCCGCCTTATGGACGAGGCAAAAGACAAAGGAGTCTGGGAGCAAGTTAAAGCCGCAGGGCAAGCGTTTGCTACGGCCCCGATTGATTTCGCTGCTATGGGTCTGGGCTCTGCTGCGCCTTTCATTATTGCTTCACTTGGCGCTTCGGTGTTTGGCGCACCCGCCGCACTTCTTACAACACTTGGTCTTGGTGCTGCTTCGGGTACGGGTGCTGTCAAGGGTGCTATCTACGATGCGGTTAAAGAAGAGCTTAAGAAAACCAACATGCCCGCCGATGAGATCGAGAAGCGGGCTGTTCTGGCTCAACAGTACAACGGCAAAAACCTAGATGTAATTTTAGGTGGTACTGGTCTTGGCTTAGTTACATCTCGCATGGGTGTTGAAAAAGCTGCTCTTAACTCTGCAGTTGCCCGAGTACTTGCTAAAAAAGCAGAAGCCGAAGCAGCAGAAACCGCTGCTAGGGAAGCCGCACGAGCGGCTACTAAAACCGCTGCTGAACGAGGTGCTGTACGACAAGCGGGCGTAGTTGCGGGTACAGAAGCAGCTACAGAGTTCCCTCAAGAAGCTTATGAGTCTGCGATCGCCGGGAACATTGCGCGTCAACGTGAGGGATCTGACGTACCTACTTTTCAGGGCGCTGTTGGTGCTGGTACGTTGGGTGCCCTTACTGCTGGCCCTGTTGGTGCGGGCTTCGGTGCTCGTGAAGCGGTTGTGGCTCGGCAAGAACAAGAAAGGCTTAACCGTCTCGACCAGATCAATAAGACTGTCAACGTAGCGCCTCCTGCGCCTGATGCTACGCCCGATGAGAAAGTGTCGGCGCTTACTGAGCAGTACCAGAACTTGATGCCTGCGGATATCGCCGAGTCGCTCGCCCGTAGGATGGTTGAGGATGAACAGCGTCGTGCAGAAGAAGCGGCTGAGGTGGGGGTCGCCGTCCCTACAGACATTAAAGTTGACCCGGAAAGGGTAGCTCAAATAGAAGACGATTTAATAGCTGATGGCATCACTCCTGAGGCTGCTCGTGCCGAGGCTATCGCACAAGCTCGTGATGAAGCATATTACGACTATCTCTACGAGCAAGAGGAGCAAAGACGTGCTGGAGAACCTGTCACCCCACCAAGTGGAGAAGGCGTTCGAGTGGCTGGAGGACCCGAGCCCGAGTCCGCCGCCGGAGGACCTCCTGTCGTTGAGCCAGCTGGAGTGGTTCGTACTGAGGAAGATGCTGGACTCCCTGTGGGAGGAGAAAAAGCAGAGCCCGTTGCAGTAACCCCAACCGAAGGAGCCCCCAGTGGCACTGAAGCCCCTCAAGCCGTCGAAGCAAAAGAAGAAAGACCTGCGGTACCTGCAGAAGGACCAACTGCAGTTGAACCCAAGAAACCCGAAGAACCCGCTAAACCCCAAAAACCCCTTGGGCCGATCCAGCTTGCCAAGAAGCTAGCGAATGACGTAGCTGCAGAAGCAGCTACAGGTGAACAACGAGTAACTTCAATAGCGGCTAAGCGCGAAGAATTAGCTAACCTTCCTGAAAGTCAGCGCAAGGTCGCTGAGATATTTTTCAATAAAGAGTTAACTAAGCTTGGCGCTGTCAAAGATATAAAAGATCCTGAGTTTGCTGAGGTACCTCAAGCCCCAGCTTTGTATCGTGCGTCTACCGAGAAAGACCGGTATCCGGGTAAGTTTTGGACGTCTATCAAAGAACTCGCCGAGCGATATGTTAAGAAATCTACAGCAGGTGAACAACGTGCTGTCCAAGAGGCGGCTGAACTGCCTAAGAAATCTTTGAATGTCACTAAACTTGCAGCCGCAGATAAATCTTTACGCGATGAGATGCTTGCTGACTTTGAAGGGTGGATTGAGAAGAACAGCACCAAAGATCCTGAAGACTCTCGGTTATATGACGTTTTCGCCGAAGGTGAAACGGATTTTGCCTATCCAACCGTAGACGATGTTCGATACCTAAAAAGCAAAGGATACGACTCGGTATTTTTTGCTGAAGAAGGCGGTGAGCCTGCGAACACATGGTTCGTGTTCGATAAAAAAATCAAAGCTACTGGGTTGGGTGGGCGTCCCAAACTAACTCCTGAGCAGCAACAAGCTCGGCAAGAAGAGCGAAACAGGAAACGCAGAGAAAAGCGGGCTGCTGCGGAGAAGAAGCGCGGTCGGCCAGCAAAGCCCGAAGAAGAGAAGAAAGCTACTGCCGAGGCTAAACGGGAAACGGATAAGAACCGAGTTCGAGATTCTCGTAAGCTTGAGAGCGTCAAGAAGGACATCGCAGGCTATCCCGGCTTAGACAACCGTACTTCGCGTGAAGTGCTCATCACTGATGCACTGACGGACCTCTATGCGCTGCAGAAAACCGCTGCGTCCACGCCTCTGCGGAAAGAAGCAAAGGAGCTGTTCAACTCCTTCCTAACCTCTATCACTGGGGTTGAGAAGGTTCACGCCGACCGGGTTGTTGCCAACCTAAAAGCCGCTCCTCTCTCGTCTGTCTTTAAGTCTCTCTCAAAAGTCACTAAAGCAGATCCTGCGCTTAACGATATCGACAACGGTTACGCCGCAGCTACGTACATATACAAGAATGCCAAGAACGCCTTCCAAAAAGTAATGGCTTGGCGTATCAGGAACGAACTAAAGAAGTCAAACGCTAAGATAAAAGTTCTTCAGTTGGGTGAAGAAGAACCCGACATCCTTAAAGATCCGTACGTTCAAGCTCGGTGGAAAGAAAGCAGAGGTTTGTACATTCCTTCCACGAATACTGTGTATGTGCGCGGTACTTCTTTTGGTAATCAGCAAGGCGTCAACAACGTCACCCTGCTGCATGAACTCCTCCATGCAGCCACCGCGAGTAAGCTTCGTACTGGCAGGATCGAGCTTAAGCGCTCTATTCGTACGCTGTCTAAGCTAACCCCAGAGGCGCAGTTTGCATCTGATCTTAGCCGCTTGATGAACCATGTCGAGTCTGAGTTCCGACTGCAGAAAAAGCTTGGCGTGCTCGACCCCACGGTGCAGAAGTTTGTAGAAAGCAAACTGACGCTTACCAAATCAAATCAGCTAGACAACCTCGTCTTTAATGACCTTGATGAGTTTTTAGCTTACGGGTTGTCAGATCCAGTCTTTCAAGCGTATCTGCAAACATTACCGGGTACTACAGCCAACGAAAACGCTTTCTCTTGGTTCTTAGATATTCTTCGTAAGCTGTTTGGTATCCCTCGTGGGGAGATGACAGCGCTCTTTGAGCTGGCCCATATCGCTGATCAAATAATCACGGAGCAGCCTTCTTCACGCGACATCAAAGCTACAGTGCAGAAGATCCCCGAGTCTGAGCGAGACATCACGGATGCTGAGCTGGAGCTATTTGCCCAAGCTATGGAGGATGTACCTTCTACTCCAGAAGCAGAATCAGTACAAAAGAAAGCCGCAGCTAAGTCAAAGTCCACTAATGAGACGCTGGCTAAGGTCGAGCGCTCTACCGTTGACCAACCTAGGTTCTGGAACGGCGTAGAGAGGCTGGTCAAAGATCGTGATCCTGATCTGTTTGTCGACGGACTCTCGGCTAAAGCCGCTTCGTTTCAGGGTGGTACGTTGCGCCAGCTTCTGCCGACTTTACAGACTGAGACGCTGGTCGATTGGGCTAATCGCCTCGGCTTGACGAACATCAAGCGGTCCTTCGACATCATCAAGGACATGAACGCCCTGCGCACCAAGATGACTGCGTCGGCGGCACCTATAAGCGAGAGGCTTCTCAAGCTGCAAAGAACCAACCCGGACATGTACGAAGCTCTGGGTAAGGTCATGCACTATTCAACGCTCAGGGGAAAAGATCCGTCGGTCGAAGCAGACTATAAGTCGAGTCCTGCACTAGCCCAGTTGTGGGATGCGCTAGACCCTGAAGCTGCTCGACTCTACAAAGAAGTGCGTGACTACTACAAGGCATCGCATGATCTCTACTACCTCACGCTGATCGATCGTGTCGAACAGTCTGGGGCTCCGGGGTTTGCCGACGATGCAGCCACACCCAAGGGTAAGCTGATTGCTTCTATCCGCAAGATGTACGAGAAGTCCAATAAGGTCCGACCGTACTTCCCCCTCGTGCGCTATGGTGAGTTCTGGGTGCGGCTCGGTAAAGGCAAGACCGGCAAGTTCTACATGTTTGAGTCGCAGGCCGAGAAAGAACTCTTCATCAAGCAGTGGTTCCGTAAGCAGAAGGAAGCCAATCCTGACGTAACGCTAGCGGATCTTTACGACGGTGGTGACATCGAAGATGGCAACAAGATTAGGGATGCGCGTAAAGATGTAGCGCAGACCAGCATGTTGCTCAAAGAGATGTTCGAGCTGATCGACACCGCTAAACAAACGAGCGGTGCAGTGGTCGATGACTTTGGCACTGAGGTAAGAGACCGCGTAAGTTTTGATATCGATAAGCTCAAGGATGATGTTTATCAGCTAGTTCTGCAGACACTGCCCACAGAAAGTTTTCGTCGCCGATTCATCCACAGGCAGGGTAAAGAGGGCTTCTCTAAGGACATCTCTAGAAACTTCGCCACGGTGTCGAGCGCCACTGCAAACCAGATCGCTCGTATCAAGTACGCACCAGAAGCTATTCGTGCAGTAGACGCAGCCAAAGATGCTCTGAAAGGTAACCCCGATCAGGCCAAGCTCAATGAGTTTGTGGCTGAGATGCGAGCCCGTGTAGAAGCGGAAGCATCCCCTGATCCTGAGAACACGCTCGGCAACCAAGTAGCTAACTTCGCTAACAAAGCGGCGTTCCTCTACATGATGACGAACGTCAAGACTGCGGTTGCTCAGTTCTCGGCGTTGCCTGTCTTCTCGGCTCCGGTTCTTGCGTCTAAACACGGTGTGCTAAAGACTGCCAAGGCTTTCGGTAAGTTCCTGCCGGTATGGAATAGCTTCGGTGTGCGTAGCACTGCACGAGACGGAACTACCTCGTTCGTAGCACCTACAGTTGCTGAGTCCACGCAGGTCAAGCTGAACCCTGAAGAACGCCGAGCGGCTCAGTACATGATCGATCGCGGGCTGACAGAAACCACGCTTGCCTACGATCTCGGCAACCGCAAGAAGATGCCCACTGAGGTTCAGAACTCTGCGCCTAGGCGAGTCATCAACACCGTCACTAACATCATGACGGGGCTCTTTCATAGCGTCGAGCGTATCAACCGTGAAATCACATTCATGGCGGCGTTCCGGCTGGCTAGGGATGCAAACCCGGATATGCCTTTTGAGCAAGTGGTAAAGCTCGCCGAGCAGGACACCTATACCGCGCTGGGTAACTTTGCTACGATCAACCGCCCGCGAGGAGTCGGTGCCACTGCCGAAGGGGATGTGCTTCTCAATGCTCACAAGCCACTAGGTCGGGCGATCCTGCAGTTCAAGATGTTCCCGGCGTTTGTGACTACCTACTTCGTGCGTAACTTCTACAGGATGCTCGGGCCTGAGTACACGAAGCAAGAACGCAAGGAAGCAGCGACTCAGTTCTTCGGCACCCTCTTCATGTCTCTCGGCCTCGCTGGTGTCATGGGCGTACCGGGCTTCTCGCTTGCGATGGGTCTGCTCTCCGGCTTGCGCAAACTGCAGATGGATGAGGACGATGAAGATCCGCTTGAGATGCGTGATCTGGAGCTTTGGTTCCGCAATGTTTGGCTCCCCCAGACCTTTGGTGATGTGAAGGTCGGAGACAAGTCTCTCGCCGAGTTGCTCGACCGGGGTGTGATTGCTGCACTTACGGGCTACGACATCTCTAGCAGCTTGTCGCTCAACAACATGTGGTTCCCCGAGTTGAAAGAACAGCCTACAGCACAGGCAGAGATGCAGGATTACGCGATCTCATTGCTTGGTCCGTTTGCTTCGCTAACCATTAATCAGATCCCCGCTGCCATCGACAAGTTCAACCAAGGCAAAGTGATTCAAGGGATCGAGGGTCTGCTGCCTGCCATGATGCGAGCACCTCTAACGTCTTACCGGTTATCCCAAGAAGGTGCTACTACGGTAACCGGTGCGCAGATCAAGGCGGCTGACGAGTTCACGACCGGACAGTTGATTGCTCAGGCTATGGGGTTCTCGACCGAGGGGCTCGTTGCTCAGCGGGAGACCATGTTCAAAGCAAACTCTCTCAAGCTTAAGGTTCAGTTTGAGCGCCGTAACTTGCTTGATCGGCTCGGCACAGACTTCCGAGGTGCTGAGGATCTTGGTCCTACACTCGACAAGATCATGGCGTTCAACCGTAAGAATTGGTTCGACCCGATAGATGGCAGTACGATTTCAGACTCTCTTAAGAATCGTATGAAGCGAGCCCTAGAGACTGAACGCGGGTTGCAGATTGAGCCTAAGTACTATCCGCAGCTTCGTGCTTTGTTCGGCCCTTCGATCGAGAAGCTGGAGCGCGAAGCCGCCAAATAAAAAAGCCCCGGTGGGATTCCGGGGCCAACTCATATGGGCTATGAGGGAAGGAGAAGCAACGCAATCCAGCGTACTATAGCTCAAACCCTCCAGACTCGCAAGCCCTTCACTCCTTCCTCAATCACTACCTTCATCTCTACTTCGATCTCCAGCCGCTGCATCACACGCAGTATCTCTTTCTTAGCGGCTTTGTGGTCTAAACAGGGTACGAAAAAAGAGTACCCCTTGTGATACTTAGACCAATCAATTTGGTACGTCACTGACTCGATCTTCATCTGGTCTGATGTAGTTGTCTAGTTGGATCAAATCAAAGTGAGTTGCGTCAAACTTGATAGCTCTAACCGGTGGGGACACGACCTTCATACCCCGGCTCAGCCGCTTGCTGCACGACTCTACATACACCCCAAGCTCACCTAGCGTCTTTAGCGTATCTCGGTAATTGATCTGCCGACTGACACAATACTTCTTGAACGGTGCTGCTGCGATGTAGAGGGCTTTCGTATCTGGCTCAAACCGAATGAGCAGCTCACCTTTAGGCTCGGCGAGCGGTAGTGGGGCCAGACTGTTACGTGCATCGACTGCTTCGTTCACCACCAGCGAATTGTTCAGGTAGATGTTGATGAACTCACCCAGTATGGTGACGGGCGAAGTCTCCGGCGGCTTAACCTCTTCGCGCATCTCGCCGAGCATCTTCAGCATCCAGTCATAGATGCGCTTCATGTCGTAGTCATGCAGAGCCAAGTTTTTGGCAATCAACCCGCCTGTGATGATGCAGGCGCACACACCCGACCAGAACCGCTCACGGCTTGTGAACTGCGCCTCTTTATCAATCCTAGCTTGTACCTTTGCAAGCAGTCCTTTGGCATCTTCAAGGTTGTTGATCAACCACTGAGCATACGGCTCGCCAGCATGACCAAAGTTTTCAAACAGCTGATGGTCGAACATGGCTTTGCCGAGCGCAACGTCAATGATGTTGTTCGGTTCGATGCGGTACTCCAGTAGGCGCATCATCTCGCCATCGGGGCTGTCCTTAGCATTGCCGAGCTTCTCGTAAAAAGATGCGTTAGACGAGCACAAGGTGATGCCTTGCCATGAGGTGTTGTTGTTCCTCATCTCGTTGCTGTGCGTCTTCATGCGGTTCTTGCCTCGACCTTGGCTGATGCTATAAGCCAGATCAGAGAACTCTTGTGCCGTAGTGTTCGTGATCTCGTCGATGGTGTTGGCTAGATTGTTCATCACACCAAGCATGTGCATTTTGGTGTTCATCGTATCTTTCCAGATCGACCCGAGCTTCTTCGGGTGCCCGATGACACTGTTGCATACGTATAGCGTCGTAGACTTACCTGATCCTGAGCGCGGGTAGATGACGTTGACGATCGCACCCTCTAGGCCTGTGAACCTAAGTAGGGGGGAGCCAAACGAAACCAACGCAGCAAACGCATGAGGCTCAAGCCCCGGTGCGCTGTACATGTTGAACACTTCCTTCCACTTCTCGAAAGAGCCTTGCGGGTGGATGTGCGCAACTACAGACTTCGTTATTGTTGACGGAGGGCTGTAAAACACACCGTCTTTAGTGATCTCTCGATCACCCAAAATAAACTTGTTGTCCTTTTCAGTCCAACCAAATTGCGTCCTCATGATCTCTGCCTTCTTTTGATACTGGAGGTTTTTGATAAACGCCATCACGTAGTAGATGAATACTTCCAACTGCTTGGGGGTCAGTATCACCCCGTGATGCGCGATGCTCTCTCTAAGTTTTTCCTTCACAACAATCGCCGTCATTGGTACAGAGAACTCTTTCACTCCGTCCCTTGGCAGATGCAGCCGGAACAAAGCCACCTCCCCAAGCTCGTCGTGCTTCATTCTCTTAACTACGTACAAGTCATGCTCGTACACCAGTGACGGTTCATCTTCTTCGTCCACAGACTTTTTGTAGATCCCTCCGTTCTTGCCCCTGAAGAAAGGAAACGGGTACTCTGGTATTTGATACTCAACTTCTTCCTGCTCACCATCAGCACCTTCCTCCTGCACCACCACCGTATCGTCGTCGGCCTCCATGACCTCAGCGCCCAACAAGATCGGCGATTTGATGTGGCCTTTGTGCGGGCAGTTGATGCAGCCAGTCGGGTTGAGTTTCTCAAAGGTAGCGCAGGTGTAAGGACCGCCCTTCGCTACGATGTAGTCAAGCTTCTTCTCTACCTCTGCCTCGTTATAGCTTGGGTACTTGTCCGACATCTTGTGAGCTGCAGTTCTGCCGTCAACACAGAAAGCGGTGATCGATAGTGCAGCCCGCCACAGTGGTTCCTCAAGCGTCTCCTGATTCTCGTAACAGTGAATGAGCTGAGCACACCCATCACCGTTCGCCGAGCGGATCATGATCTTCTTAAAACTCTTAGTGCGGTTGCCCAGTAGGGCTTCCATCATCGGACTCATCCCCCGAGGGACGAAGTCGGGTGCAGGTTCACGCGGGGGTGCAGACCCCAGTAACGCTTGCAGTTCCTCGTACTTGATACGGTTTGAGTTTTCGCTAATAACGCGAACTTCTACTTGCGTACCAAATTTGAAATTGAACGTGCCCGGTATGCGCAGAACCCTTGATGCTTCAAACACTGCCGGGTCTACGATCAGACCATGTTCATTGCATAGCTCTCTCAGTCTTTTGGCTAACGGCTCCCATTGATGTCGGCGAAGTACTTCTTCAATAAGCCAGTAGATGTGCAGACCATAGCCCGAGTCCACGATGACGGGCTTGGGTAGGTTTGTCTTTCCGCAGAACTCACGCAGAGCCAATAGCCCTGCTTCCTGATCGGCATACCCCTTCTTCTCTTCAACTTTGACCGCACCGCAATCAAGATCAATCCACAGAGACCTGAAGTACTCGGCGTTCTCTTGGGTTCGGTTTTCCTGCTCGCCAAACTTAGCGCAGGCAAAAAATGCGTTCTTTCCTTGAGAGACAAAAGTCTTTGCTATGTTGTCCAGTTCTTCACGGGTGTTAACTAACCTCTGGTCTGGGTACTTGCTTATCCCTATGACGCAATAGCGTCCTTCTGCCGGTAGTACGGCGTCGAGTAGGTCAAAGCTCATTACTTAAGTTTTCCGATGTAGCGCTTGATACGCTCTGTTACCCGAGGACTCGGAATGTTTGCGCCCTTGAACCAGTTGTACACCGTCATTCGGCTCACACCAAAGTAAGACGAGACGGCGTACACACTGATGTCTTGAGCAATGCAGTAGCGCCCCAAGGCTACACCCGGATGCTTGGCGTTGGCTTGTTTGTTAGCCTCAACCAAGTTCCGGCTGTAACCTATAGCCATATTTACTCCTCAGTCCATTCTTTGAGTACCGCGTTGAGATCTTTCTTCTCTTGCGGCTGGGCCTCTACCTTCTTGGACTCGCGCTTGACCGGCGGGGCCACCTCTTCGCTCTTGGGTGCTGCAAGCTGAGCTGGAGCACGACCAGACACATCCGCTTGATACGGTGTCATGACAACCATCTTCTTGACTTCAGCCCGACCACTTGCCGCAGTTGCAACGTCGTACTCTTTGCGGTTTATGTGGCGGTTTGCAGCAAACAGCACCGACTGATTGTCGTTGTCTTCATTGAACATTATTGAGGTAACTAAATGGTCAATGTTCTTGCCGTTGTTCTGAACGTATTTGACGTAGCTCTCAAACATATGAACTTTGTCCGAGGGGCTATCACCAAACAGCGACTTGGAGGCCAGATTCATCTGATACACACGACCTTCAAGCGTAGTGCCAAAGTCTTCTTCGAGCAGCACAGCCAGTCGGCGAGAGTAACGGCAAGCCTTTGAGTTACCTTGGCCCGAGCCTTTGATGTTGTTGGGGCATGTATCGCAGCGATCACTCTGCGGGTTAGCAGCCCCGGCATCCGGTACCTTGCCGTCGTTAGAGAAACAGTCGGGTGCGGTGGGCTCGGCATCAGGACTCCATGCCTTAGCGTAGAAGATACGACCCACGTGCGGTGATGCGTTCACGATAATCGTGTTGATAGGCCCTTTGACTTTGCCCATCTCTTCACCGCCGACTACCTTACGGAAGATCCCGTTCTTGGGCACGATACGAGGGACACCACCCCCACCACCCGCAAGCTGTTTGGTAAGCTCGCTAACTCCTGAGCTCTGCAGGAAGTCGGGCAGGTCTTGGTTCATCACAGTAAGTTCATTCATTTCAAGCTCCTTTGGAACGTCTAACAACCACGGTGTACTCACTCTCAACATTCAGGCCCGCAGGCTGAAGGTTTGGATTCTCTGAAAGGAACTCCTTCATGTGCGATTGATGAAGGCGCTTCTCTAGCAGGGCAAACGCATCGTGATCACGGATGAACCGATACATAGAATCCCAATCATTCGTCCAGTACCGTGACTTGATCGAACGGATGATTGTCCCAAACGGTGTGCGGATGCTGTCCGCGCCGATCTGCTTGCAGGCGTCCAACATGCTCTGCTCTAACGTCGTCGCTTGTTCTTCTAACACCTTGTCTTTCGCTTCATACTCTGACTTAAGAACAGCTCTGGCATCTCTGATCTTGATGAACGCTTCCGCTAACTTGTCGAACTGCGGGGGAAGAGATCCCCCCTCTGATGATTCCAACATCACTAACTCCTCAAGGTTGGGGAAGGCTATGTTACAAGCCTAATTTTACAATGTCAAGAGGTTGCTACCTCTTCCTTGTAGAGATCTACGATCTTGCTGTGATTACGAATCCCATCTCGTAGCATCCCGTACAACTTGGTCTCGACAGGGCTGCCCTTGATGTGGACGATGGTCATGTTGTGCTTCTGACCGGGCCTGTCGATACGTGCGTTTGCCTGAAGGTACGTCTCTACACTCGTTATTGGCGCATACCAAATGATGGTGTCTGCCGCAGTGAGGGTGAGCCCGTGCGATGCAGCCTGTGGCTGGATGATCAGGACTTTGGTGTTGCCTCCGTTCTGGAAGCGGCTAACGATGTCGGTGCGCTTATTGACGCTGACATCCCCGCTGATTGTCTCCGAGAAAATATTGTTTTTGGCTAGGTACCGCTCAAGAAGCTGGATCGTATGCGAGTAAGGCACGAAGATCAACACTTTATTCGCCGACTCATCGATGACCTCCTGCACTACAGCTAGCCTAGGCGATACGTCGAAGTCGATGACCTCTCCTGTGTCAGTGTAGACGGAGCCGCAGGATATCTGCACGAGCTTGCTTATCTTTACCGCCGCATTGATAGCAGAGACGTCTTCGTCCCCAATCTCCAGCAGCATGTCCTTTTTTAGCTTCTCGTAGTAGGCAAGCTGCTGTTTGCTCATCGGTGCCTCTCTGAACACATTCGTCACCGGAGGCAGGTCAAGGCATTCACGTTTCTCGAAGCGGATGGCAGGCTGAAGTATCCTATGGACTACAGCGTCGGCGTTAGATTTAGGTACGTACTTGAATTGAGTAAGCTTGTGCATGACCAAGTCACGGTACTGCCCAAAGAACGGGGGCACACCGGACGGGTTGATCAACTTAGCTAACCCGTACGCATCTACCGGCGACTGAGCTGCTGGCGTACCCGTTAGCATCCACAAGCCCTTCACCGTCCGCATAATGTCCCGCAAGCACTTCCAGCGATTGGTCTGTGCGTTCTTGTAGGCTGATGCTTCATCGACAACGATCAAGTCGAACTTGCCCTCGATGATCTCTTTCTTAACGATCTCTACGCCATCGAAGTTAACGATGACGAACTCGGCGGGGCTAAGAACAAGCTTCTTGCGGACCTCTGCTTGTGAGTGATGAGCTACGACTACGCTGCGGTGCGTAGCGAACTTGAAGAGGTCTTGTTGCCATGCAGAGCGCATGATTGAAAGCGGGCAGATGACCAGCACACGCTTTATGAGGCCGAGCTTCATCAGATAGTCAACAGCCCAGATCACCGACGCTGTCTTACCCGTACCTTGCTCGTTGAAGCAGAAAGCCTTGCGGTTACTTATCAAGAACTCAGATGTTTTCTTCTGATGCGCGAACGGCTCGATCCCCAGTGGCGCAGGCCACTGATATTCTTCTAACGTCATGTGAACTCACTTAGGTGTGTGGTCGCTCTTCCTTGGGTACGACCGGTTGTCCGAGGCACTCTTTACACGCAGATTGCTACGGGTAGAAGTACCACCTTTGCTCAGGGCTTGCTTGTGATCGACATCCTTGCCGTCACCTTTCTTGACCAGCCCCTCACTCTCCATCATACGCCGAGCCTTGTTACGCGCAGCGCGCTTTTTCTTAACGCTAGGGGTACCGTCATACTGCTCGTATTCTTTTTTGTAGGGTCTAGGTTTATTGACGTAGGGCATGACTAACTCCTATTAAACTCACATGCCGTAACAGGGCAGAATTTACACAACGGACCTTGCACCGGGTTCCACACCTCCGAACCAAGCGCCTTCTCTATGCGGGCTACGCTCTGCGCAGATTTCTCAATGTACTTGTCAGCGTCCGCAGCAACGTGCTCGGCTTTTACAATCTCGTTACTCACCACAAACAACAGCGCAGACTTGATGCGCTCGATCTCGGGGAACTTTTTGAAGAGCCCTACGGCTACAAGATCAAGCTGAGTTTTGTCAGCATAACGAGCGTTCTTGTTGGTCTTGAAGTCAACTGAGTACGCTAGCTTCTTCTCTTTGTTGATGATGACCAAGTCGGCGATACCGTGCCACCAAACGTCCTTAGCATCGAAATCGCAAGCGGTCAGGTCTCTCGTTAGCCCAAGCTTAAGCTCGCAGTGCTTCTCACCTTCCACACTTTTAAGTTGATCCAGCAATGGCTTGATGTATCCGTACTTCTCAGGGATCGGCTTACCACTCTTGATGTAGTACTCGGCGGCAGAATGCACCGCTTTGCCATAAAGGGTTGCTTCCGTATCCCTAAACTCTACGTCTTTGAGAATTTTGGTATGGAAGTACTTGCGAGGGCACTGCTCAAAAGTCTTGAGACTGCTGAAAGACCAGACCACCTTGTTCACTTATAAAGCTCCCGCATCTCTTTCAACGCGTTCAGCATCAGCTTGGTTTCAGCCAACGCAACAAACGCTTGCTCAATAGCAGCATCAAAACTTTTTTCCAGCACCGCGTTGTGGGCGGCTTTTATTGAGTTTAGTGCTTGCATCATCGGCATGGCGTAGTCAATGATGCCGTCTTGTTTAGCAGTCTCCATACGATGCTCCGTAACCTGATTCACAGTTAAGGGGTAGATCAGGTGCCCACTTAGGCCTGATCCTCATGCATAGCTCAATAAATTCAACTGCTCTAGTGGCTTCCTCCTCTGGTGCTACGATTGCTATGGCGTCGTGTACAGTAAGCACGACTCTGTATTTTTTGGCAACCAGCTTCATCTGCTCGCCGATTGCGATGCGGGCTAATGCTTGGCATACGTTCTCTACAATCTTTCCACCGTAGATACGCGTCGGTACGGACTGCTTACCTTTTTTGGTGTCGTAGACGTACTCTTCTTTACCCTCTTCGGTTCGCACTTTCCTAAGATTGGGGTACTTGAGGTACAGCCCGTTGGGCAATCTGATGCCCCGCTCGCCATCAACCTTCAGGATACCTCCTCTCCCGAACTCTGCATAGTTGTTGCCCATGATTGCGGCTATTACAGAATGGGCGTCTTTCCATAGCTTCACTACATTCGGGTTAGACGTTCGATAGGTATCGACAATGTGTTCTGCGTCTTCCTCTGTGATATCTACGCCGGAGGCTTTGAGCTGCGTCTTGAACCGGGTGGGGCCGAGGTTGTATCCGCAACCTAACAACGCCGTCTTACCCATGAAACGCTCGGAGTCAGTTATGTATTGGGTAGGTTTGCCGTAGATTCTGGATGCCATCAGTTTGTACGGGTCGTACTGGAAGTTCTTCTTATCAACCCCTGCTGCTATCTCCTCGTTGTTCTTGTTAAAGACCTCGACCATGTCTTCCTGCTCGGCGAGCCATACCAGCGTACGGGCCTCGATCTGAGATGAGTCCGCATCAATAATTACGTGTCCTGATGGCGCATGGATGGCGTATTTGAGCGGGGACTTGCGCGGCAAGTTTTGAAGGTTCAACTTGTCATCGCCACCCCATCGACCCGTGTGTGCTGCGTAGTACCGCAAAGGTACCGGCAGTAGTGGATTGCGGTTCGCCATGTCGATGAACCGCTGAGTCCTTGTGTGCTCCAGCGTAGACTTAGCTCCCAGCCTAGCCGCTACTAGGTGCTGCACATTAGGGTCTTCATGCTCCAGCAGGGCTTTGAACTCTTCATCCGTTTTAGAGAACGCATACGTCTGCTTGCCCGTCGTCGGGCTCTTCTTCATGGGCGGCTCAACCCCGAAGCTACGGAGCGCGTCGGCAAACTGCGGGTTACTCATGAGACTTTTCTCGTCGTACGCAAGTAGCAGCGCTTGACGCTTATGCTGCAAATGCTCTAGGTGCTTGGCGAGAACCGATGACTCCAGCACTAAGACAGGGTCGGAGTACATCTTGATGGTGAGGTCGATGAGCGTAAGCTCCGATACAGGGAACCCGCTGTCGATCATCGCTTGGAACAGCTTGTAGGTCAGAGCGACGTCGTTCTTACAGTACTCACCGTACCGGGCAAGCTGATCTGCGGGGAAGTCTGTGCGCCGCAACCCCTTGGCATTGATCACCTCGGTGCCCTTCACCCCCAGCCCATAGTGCTCGGCGAGCACAGCCAGACTTCCTCCTACCTCAGTGCCATGCAGCGCTCGGCCCATCGACAGGGTGTCTAGCCACTTCTTAGGCTTACGCTCGAACAACCACGTCAGGATGGCTGCATCGAACGCAGCGTTGTGGGCAAGGGCAAAGTTGTTCTCAAAATCAAACTGCCTGAGCCACTCCTCCGTATCGCTCATGGTGCCGCTGAACCACTGTGGTTCGCCGTCATCGACCTGCACTGACACACCGATCACTTCGAACTCTTCGCCTCGCACGTACTCCTCAGTGGTCATTTTGGTTAGTGAGTACTCTTGTGAGTAGAACGTCTCAAAGTCAATCGTCATCACTGACATCAGCTTCTTCCCTTGCAAAGTCTTTCGTCGTTACCCACGTTTTGTAGTTGAACCGGAAGGCTCGACGATCTTCGGGGGTTATGGTCCCAATCATTACGGCTGTGTTGTCTTCCATTGTTTTCAGCAATTTCCTACGAAATTGACTAGAGTCAAAATCAAGCCACGTCGCGTACTCCTTCAACCCTGAACATCGATCGTCAAACAAAAACCGCATCGCGGTGAATGCATCGGTGTCCATGTCCCCTACCGACCGGCCTCGTTTGGTAGTCGTCGGCCTTATGCAGGCGTCCTTAATAGCTAGATGAACTACGGAAGCTAGAATTCTTTGGCAGGCACGAGTCTGTTCTTTCTCGTCTAGAAAACTTTTTGGTGCGTAGTTGATCAAGCTGTCAAATACGGCGCTCATTTCTTCTCCTTCAAAAGGCTGATGAACCCATCAAAGCTATCAATGTTTGCGTCATTGATGACCATTGTTACGCCTCCCCCTTCCTGAATAGACTTTAAGTTCCTCAACTGCAAAGCAGTCGGCTGATTGTTTCCAGCTTTTGCCTCGATTGCCAAGAACTTACCTTCAACACAGCATAGGAAGTCAGGCACCCCGGAGTTGCCGTAGCCTGTCCCGATAGGCATGGCGTAGTAGATGTTGTGTTTGCTGAGAACGTCGCGTATGCGTTTCTTTATTTTTGCTTCTGGTGTAGCTGCCACGGGACCTCCAAATAAAAAGGCGGGAAGATGAC